CATCGAGGAGAGAGACCCGAGCGATGTCGAGTTAGGCGATCTTCGTGTTGGGTTGAATGCCCTGGCAAAGGAATTGAGGATTGAGGAGTGATTATGGATACCGAAAAAATAGGCGGCTAATAAATTGGCGGGAAATAAATTAGCGGGCTGCCCGCCAATTTTTCCTGCCAATTTGTCGCGAACTGTCGCGAGTTGTCGCGAACGACCGCATTAAGCGCTCTTTAAATCCCGTTGGGGCATGTTTGCCCGCGTGTTGAAAAATAGTGAAGCAATGAAAATAATGCTTGCGGAGAAATCGCAAATCACTTATGGCGAAATGAGAACGTCGATTTTTGCGCCCGCCCGGAGATATCCGCGGCGGGTTTTTTAATGAGAATTTCCTTACCGGACGGCGCAGAGCCAACTCTCTTCAATCATCCTGGCCCTTAGTGGCAATCAGAGAGTTCGGCGCGTCGTCCGGGGATTATTGGAGATAATTTTATGTCCAAAAAGACGGGCAGACCGTCTGATTACAATTCTCAGGTAACTTCAGCGATTTGTGTTCGCTTAGGGTTGGGCGAAAGTCTCCGGGAGATTTGCCGCGACGAGGCAATGCCGGACAAATCAACCGTAATGCGCTGGCTTTCTACGCACCAAGAATTCCGCGACCAATACGCGAGCGCGCGTGAGGCACAAGCAGACTACTACGCTGAAGAGATTATAGAAATCAGCGACGACGGAACGAACGATTGGATGGAGCGCAAGCGCTCTGATGGATCAGCCGAAGAAGTTGAAAATAAAGAAGTTCTGAACCGATCCAGATTGCGCGTCGATACGCGTAAATGGCTCATGGCTCGCATGGCTCCGAAGAAGTACGGCGACAAGATCACGCAGGAAGTAACAGGTGCAGACGGCAGCCCGCTCGTACCGATCATCAACCTCACCGGACGCCCTGAACCTTCATCTGCATCCTAGGCAGTGGCAGGCGTTCGAGACCAAGGCGACGGAGTGTTTGTACGGCGGGGCAGCTGGAGGCGGGAAATCGCATCTTATGCGTATCGCCGCGATCGTGTGGTGCACGGCTATCCCAGGGCTGCAGGTCTATCTGTTCCGGCGTATCAGGGACGATCTGAACAAGAACCACATGGAAGGTCCAAAGGGCTTCCGCGCGATGCTGGCTGGTTGGGTCGCACAAGGTTGGTGCTCGATTGTCGAGGATGAAATTCGCTTCTGGAACGGGGCGAAGATTTATCTCTGCCACTGCAAAGACGAGAAAGACATCTACAAATACCAGGGCGCTGAAATCCATGTCCTGCTGATTGACGAGCTGACGCACTTTACGGAGACTATGTATCGGTTCCTGCGCAATCGCGTACGCATGGTCGGTATTGCGATTCCACCGCAGTATGCAGGACAATTCCCGCGCATATTGTGCGGCGCAAACCCTGGGAACATCGGTCACCTCTGGGTGAAGATGACCTTCGTCACTTCAGGGCAGCCGATGGAAACGCGGCTGATGCTGGCAACCGACGGCGGTATGTTGCGGCAGTACATTCCGGCAAGGCTTGAGGATAACCCAAGCATGACCGTGGATGATCCCGGTTATGAGATGCGCCTTGAGGGCCTTGGGTCTGCAGCTCTCGTTCAGGCAATGCGCTGGGGCGATTGGGACGTGATCGAAGGCGCGTTCTTTGACTGCTGGGATGCTGCGCGACATGTCGTTCGTCCTTTTGAGATACCTAAGGAGTGGACACGCTTTCGATCTGGTGACTGGGGGTCTGCAAAGCCATTCTCATTTGGATGGTGGTCAGTCGTAGGCGATAAGTTCAAAACTCCTTGTGGCGTTTGGTTACCGCGCGGGTGCTTGGTTCGATACCGAGAATGGTACGGCATGCAGCCTGGCAAGCCGAATGTCGGTCTGAAGCTGCATGCTGAGATGGTTGGCAAGGGTCTGGCCGAGAGAGAGATAGAAAAGCCCGCTTATGGCGTTCTTGATCCAGCGGCGTTTACCGAAGATGGCGGCCCGTCGATTGCCGAGCGCATCGCTAAGGGATCGGGCGATAAAATATATTTCATACGGGCCGACAACAAGCGGGTGCCCGGCCGTGGCGCAATGGGCGGCTGGGACCAAATGCGAAGCAGGCTTGTGGGCGACGAAGACGGCCTACCGATGATTGTTACGTTCTCGACTTGTGTCGACAGCATCAGGACCATTCCAGCCCTCCAGCACGATCCGCTGAAGCCGGAAGACCTCGACAGCGATATGGAAGACCATGCGGGAGATGAATGGCGATACGCCTGCATGTCTAGGCCGTGGATCAAGGAAGTGAACCGACGTGTCAGCGATCTCCCGCGCAAGGCCGACTACTTCGGCAAGTTCGATGGTGGCGACGACGATGACGCGGATGATTGGAAGACAGCTATCTGAAGAAGAGAAAAACTGCATTCTGCGAGATGCCTGTCGCTTTTGGTTTGTGTTGGGTCGCAAGACGCAGGCTGATCTTAGGGCTGGTATTTGCGTCTATTCCGAGCATGAGGGCATCCCCGTTATCGATTACACGCAAAAGAATGCAATTTTATATGAACCGAGCATTGCCTAATGGGTGAAGTTGTCGCGCTCGCCCAATATCAAGAACCGGAGGCTTCAGCACCGGAGATCGATTGGGACAGCGAGCACGCACGCCTTGTCGATAAGTTTGAGGAGGCCGAAGATTCCAGCCGATCAAACACGCAAAAGGCTGAGCGCGACGTCGATTATTACGACGGTAAGCAATGGACTGAGAAAGAAGTAGCAAAGCTACGTAAGCGCGGTCAGGCCGCGATAATGGATAACCACATCAAGCCCAAAATCAGGTATTTGCAAGGTTTAGAGCAAAGCCGCAGAACTGATCCTAAGGCATCTCCGCGAACACCTCAGCACGAGCAGGACGCTAATTCTTGCACGGATGCGCTGCGATTTGTGTGCGATCAAAACCGGTTTAACCGGATCAGGTCCAAGGTATTTAAGGATGTGCTGTCGGCCGGTTGGGGCGGCTACGAAGTCGTCGTAGAGCAGCGACAGGGGAGCAAGAACCCGGTTGTCGTTATCAGGCGATGCCCCTGGGACCGGATGGGCGCCGATCCTTATTCGGCGGATGAGATGTATGACGACGCCAACTATAAATTCCTTGTTTTGTGGATGGATCGCGAAGAGGCGATCGCAAAGTACGGTAAGGACGCCGGCCAGGTTTTCGATGAGACCGTGTCCTTTGGACAATCAGGCGGATCGTTCGATGACAAGCCTCGAACCACGACTTGGGTAAGCTACAACAAGCGTTGGCGTGTTCGGGTCGTTCAGATTTACTTCAAGCATCTGGGAACAGATCAGGTCTGCTTCGCAGAGTTCACCAAGGGTGGGTTGTTAAACTACGGACCATCACCCTGGCTCGATGAGTACGGTCAGCCTGAAGACCCCTATGCCTGGGGCTCGGCGAACGTCGATAGAGACAACAACAGATATGGCGAAATTCGCGATCTCATCGATTTGCAGGATGGCGTCAATCATCGAACCACCAAGTTCCAGCATCTCATTTCGACGCGGCAGACATTCCGCACGGAGTCGGCGCTCGGCTCACAGTCTCCGCTGGAGATGCGCCGACAGTTGGCGAAGGCCGACGGCGATGTCGTTCTCGCGCCAGGGGTAGAGTTCGGTAAGCAGTTCGGCATCATCCCAACCGGGGATATGGCCGACAAGCAGTTCGAGTTGTTGCAGCAACATGAGGCGCGTTTTCTAGCGCAGGGCCCAAACGCCTCGTTAATGGGTAAGGGCGGCGCCGATCAGTCGGGTAGGGCGATCCTTGCCAACCAGCAAGGCGGATCAATCGAAGCTAATCCGGTCTTTGACATCCTGCACGACATGGACTTGCAGCTGTATCGCAAGATTTGGAACCGCATTCGTCAATTCTGGACCGCCGAGCAGTGGATCAGCGTCACTGACGACATGCAGAATGCACGTTGGGTCGGGTTCAATATTCCCACCACCGATGAAATGGGCCAACCAGTTATCGATCCTCAAACTGGACAGCCAGCGATCCAGAACCAGCTATCGCAGATCGATGTCGATATCGATGTCGGTGAAGCGCCGCATGCTGGCACGATGCAGGACGAAGAGTTCGGTAAAATGACTGAACTTGCGAAGGTTGTTCCGTCGCTTCAGCAATTGCCAGCGCAAGCATGGCTAGAAATGTCCAATCTTCGCAACAAGGGCAAGATCTCCAAGGTACTGCAACAGGCCGGCCAACCAAGCCCGCAACAACAGCAGGCGCAACAGATCGCTTTGGCTGGCGAAGCTGCAAAGGTTGAGGAAACCAAATCAAAGGTCGCTCTCAACCTGTCCAGGGCCCGTACCGAAGGCATGCCATCTGGCGAGCAGTTGCCGCCAGGCTTCGCCGCAGCACAAGCTGTTGCGGATATCAGGGACAAGAACGCCAGCGCCAACCATAAGGAAGCGCAGGCAAAGAGAAACTTGGCTGAGATCGGCTTTGCGATCGCAGATCACGGCCATCGTTTGCGTGAGACGCCCGCTTGGCAG